GTGAAGCCCCTGCTATCACCAGTAAGTGAGTGTGGTTAACTCACTTACAATCCCCCATAAGCTGGTCTACATTAGTAGACAGCCCTCCAACCACGCTTTATTTGCGTTGAGCGTGGAACAACAACGGTGGACGGATCATCGCCTACAGGGAGAACAAAGTCTCGTAGCAGGCGAGTCCAACCATCAAGCTTAGACTTCTTACGACCCGGGAGGACCGTAAGAAGAGAAAACTCGATGCGCTGGTAACGACGGTTCCAGCGAGATCTAAACAGTTTGAGGTTTCTAACCTCAGCCTGTCTAGGGTCGCGGAGAACTTTACATGGAAAAGACGAAACAATCGACCCATAGGGGATAACCCCATAGGTTGACTGAAGTCGATTCCAAATAAGGTTCGCAGCCTCTTCATAACCTCGCTCCTCCAAGTGATTAGCTATGGAAGAGTAGGAAGAGAGCACCGTCCCGTCCGAGGGGCGATCGCTGTACTGCTTCTTTAAGCGAATAGGAGTGACTTGGACGCCCTTAAAGGCATCCATTCCACAACTTTCGCGAAAAGGACCAGTAATGCATGACTTGTCTCTGTTGACAACAAGGCCAACAGATTCCAAGACACGCATGCTTCGCTCAGCCCAATGTGTTGGAACGACTATGTCGTCCCCATAAACATAGACTGAGCTAGCCGCTCGTTTCAATGGCAGTCTTGCCTCAGAAACGGCTGATGCTACGAGCAGAACCCAGAAGCAAAATGCTTCTACAGGGAAGCAGAGACTGCTTCCCATAGGAGCAAACTTCTGAAGTCTGACAACTTCTCCAGAAGGGAGAAGAGTAGCCTCGGATCGCGTAGCCTCTAACGCCCGAAGAAGTTCAGGAGTACGTTCAAAAACTCGCTGAACCAATCGGAGAGAGACCCTGTCCGACGCATCTTTGAGATCAAGCGTAGCAAACTCAAGAGTAGCTGAGCTACCGAGAGCAATGTTACGATTGATCTCTTGATCTGTAAAGTTGACGAAGCCCTTCGTAAACGTCGAAACGTTCTCGAGGTGCTCCGCCATCTTTCGCCCAAGGCCCTGCTGAATCCACTGGTATTCCAG